CCGTAATATGATCTTAGCTTTAAAATTCGGTATTGACGCGAATCGAATTTCTTGGTTTCCCAAGAACTTTGACTCTCGTCTTGCCAAATTATCCTTCCTTTCTGAGAAAGGAGGGAAGACTCGTATAATAACTTCATGTAATTTCTTTATTCAGTATGCTTTCTATGGTTTTCATAATGACATTATGAGAATTTTAGGAAGTATACCGACGGACTTTACATTTAACCAAGATAGGTGTGCTCAATATTATAAAGACCTGTTTAATTCAGGCTTTAAATTTTGCGCATCTTATGACATGACAGGCGCTACTGATCGGTTTCCGAGGTGGCTCCAAGAAAGATTACTTTCTAGCTTCCTTGGTAACACTCTATCCCACTGTTGGGGTCGTATCATGTCTCTTGAGATATGGTCTCCTAACCACAAGAGGAGTGTTTCGTTCGAAGTCGGCCAGCCAATGGGTATCTACTCATCGTGGCCTGTATTCTCACTAACACATCACGTTTTAGTCAGGTACTGCGCATGGCGATGCAGTTTAGACCCTTTTACTTTTAACCTCTATATGGTTTTAGGTGACGACGTCACCATCTTCCATAAGAAGGTTTCTAAGTATTATTATTGGATGCTTACTGTTGTTCTCGGAGTAAAAGTATCCGAGTTCAAGTCAATAGTTTCTACGAGGAAGTCTGGCCTTATAGCCGAGTTTGCTAAAAGAAATTTTGCAAATGGCTATGAAGTCAGTCCGATTACTCCTTCTATGCTCGTTGCAGCTAGAAGTAGTGATCCTACGCTTATTCGCGATATTATTGAACGCGTACTCAATCGTTGGTCAGTTAAAGTTAATTCTCAATCAGTTTGGATAACCGAACTGTTTAAACGAATTCTTTACACTGGACGACGAACAGCGACCATGCGATGGTTTACTTCACCACCTGTTTTCCCGGAGTGGATACAGATGGATGATAAATTTCGCAAGTTAAGAGATGATATTTGGCTGTTCAACTCTTGGAAATATTTATATATCGATCCATTTTTGAAGGCGAAACGCCGTCATTATGATCGACTTATAAAATCACTTTCCGTAAAGTTGGATAGGTTGGGCGATCCTCTTCCAAAGCTTTACGGTCTTCCGAAAATTGCTAATATTTTTCACAATATTACAATATATTCTGGAGACTATACTGCTCTCGGAGATCATCCTCTAACGGCGACTATTAGAGAATTGAAGTCTAGAGTTGGCGACAACTCTAAACAATTAACTTTTGATGAGGTCCATAAGTTATTGGTGACAATAATATTCTTGCGTCAGTGCCTTTCAATGAAAGTTACCCCTCGTGGTAATTTTTACCAAAAGGTAAACAAACGTCGTGTCCTAGAAGGATATCGTCTACATAAAGTTGTAGATGAAGTCCTCTGGGAGATTTTTCGTTCGGATGCGTGGCAACAGTAGACTAATCTACTTTCCGGTTGCGAGTTTTCGCTAGGGAGCACGGTGCCGCAAGGCTTTGTTCCTTATATACCAG